GGGATCTACGATAGAGGAATAGGCCATAGGAGGGCCTGAGCAACATGGCAAACAATCTCAGGCCCGCGTCATCGATCAACGACCTCCGGACTCAAGCCCACATGCAACTCTCTGCGCGCCTTGAGTCTCTCGACCTGACTCCTCTGCTTATCAGGACTCTAGGAAACAACCTCCCCGCATCCATCCTGCCCTACTTGATATGGGAACTCGACATGATGGTTCCCAGCGTCCCGATGCAGGCGTTGGGCGTAACATCCCAGACCATCATTCAAAACGCTCTTCCGCTCCACAAGATCATGGGCACGCCGGGAGCTATCGTCCAAGCTCTTGGCCTGTGCGGCTTCACTGCGACCTGCTATGAGGGACAGGCGTCTTGGGGAGGATCTGCTTATCCATCCAACCAAGGGTGGGCAGTCTTCCGTGTGGGAGTGAGCGGATCGGGACAATCACCTATCGGAGTAATCGACGGAAGCAACCGCGTATTCAGTCTCCCCTCAATTCCAGTGGGAAGCTCTCTCCGCGTCTTCTACAACGGGCTCTTGCAGCGCCCAGGAGTTGACTACACATCATCCGGGACGGGACTCACGATGTCCTTCGATCCCGCGTTGAATTCTTCGTTGTGCGTCCTGATGCGCAAGGCCACGGACGGGACGCCGCTCTACTTCGATGCCGTTGTACCCACCGTCTCGGGATCGAATCTGGTACTGCCAGACGCTCCTATTTCCATTGAACTCTACCGCAATGGGATGTTCCAGAGCTTTGGTGCGTCTCCAGATCAACTCGGATACATGGCCACAATTATCAACTTCTTCAAGCCAGCGCGGTGCTTGCTCGATTCCGTCTTTGCAGAGGGCGGGAAAGACTACTACATTCTTGACGGCAACGTCATTGTGCCATCGGTGCCGATCGGCAGCGCATCGTTCCTCGCTTGGGGGACCTATGCGGGAACTGGAGCGGCACCAAACTTTGCCGACTGGATTACCCCGACCGGAACATTGAACGGGACCAACAAGGTCTTCACGCTGCCCCAATCCCCTAACCCGGGTGCCAGCCTTCGCCTTTACCGCGGATGGCAAGTCCTGAAGCCGGGAGGAGTTGACTTCACGTTGAGCGGTGCAACGATCACCTACACCATCGCCCCGCCGCCCACGGCCACGCATCTGGCATTCTATCGCTACTAAGGTGCGGTACAATCGCTTTGACGGGTACAGAACCAGTCTGACTCGCCACGGGACCTTGATAAGAGGCTCAGTGGCGAGTCTTTCACTTTGGAGGGAACATCGATGGAAACGAAGATTGAACCGAACGAAACCGCTCTTGTGACTCCTGTTATGCTGCCGGCCTGCCCGTATTGCGCAGACGATCCGGCTCGGCTCTCAATCATGAACCAGATCTTTCCTGGCGGCATGATTGGCGCCATCATCTTTTGCGGAAACCCAGAATGCCGGAAGATCATCTCGACGCAGATCGTTGGGCGCATCGAACAGCAAACAGCAAATCAGGACTCGAAGCCTCAAGATGCCGTAGTTGCTGGCCCGCAGTTGGTGAAGTCTCCGGAGGCCATGTGAAGCGAATCCTTGCCCTCACCTCTCTTTGGCTGTTCGCCGTAGTCGCCATCGCCCAGGCTCCCATCGGCGTTTGCCTCAACAATGTGGCGCAGACCATCTCCAACGGCGTCATTGCCCCGATACCCTACGCGACCGTGGCGCTCTGCACTGCGGGGTCAACCGCATCCAACTGCATTGCGAACAAAGTCAACATCTTCACCTCGACGGCCCTCAGCACAGCGACTCCCACAAATCCATTTACAGCCGATGCGGGAGGAAATTACTTCTTTTGCGCGGCGGTTGGGCATTACGGTGTCCTGATTTCATCTTCCTACGGGACATTCTTTGTCAACGACTTCGCTTTGGTGGACGAATGGTCTAAGGGTGGTATAGTCACTGGGAACTGGATCATCACAGGCAATGAGACGATCAGCGGAACCAGCACGGCGACGGGCGGTTACAACGGCGCATTGGCTGGTAACGCGAGTACCGCGTCAGCGTCAAATCACAATCCAACACAGTGCGCAACGGGACTCTACTCGCAAGGTGACTCAACTACATGGGCGGCAAACTGCGCACAAGTAAATTGGAGCCAACTTGGGAGCGTCCCTTCTTTCTACTACCAGATAGCTATGTTCAACGGGACCCCGCAGACACAGCGCCCCGCACTCAACTTTAGCCAGCGGTTTTCACTTACTGATTCCTCGACGCAAACTACAATTAACGCCAACGCTCCAGGTACGGGTAGCATCGTTGCAACGGAAACTGCAAATCCAGGCAGCAGCACGGCGATTGCTGCGTTCGACGGAAATGGGAATATCGCACCAGTTGGAAGCACTTATTTCACAGTTCAAAGCAATGGATATGGATACTGGATTCAATTTCCGGGCGGGTATAAGCACGAGTGGGGTTGCTACTCATCGTCTAGCAGCAGCGGTTTTTATGTGCAGTTTCCATCCGCATATACAACGCTGGCAAGCGTAGCGACAAACTGCACAGACAGCAAGTCGGTTACGGGGACTCCGCTTTCGTGTGCAAATACAACTGTTAACGGTACATATGCTTTTAACAGCAATGGCGATCAATTTTGCTGGAGTTCAGACGGATACTAAACGGATCTCTGAGAGCGGGATAACAATGACTGAGCGCAGGACAAACGTAAGCCAATTCGAGGGAGTGAACGCTCTCCAAAAAGACATTGAGCGGCTGACCAAAGAGCGTGACGCACTCGCCAGAGAGCGAGAGAACTCGCAGACAAAGCTCCTTGAGGAACACAGCGTAACACTCAAAGAGATGACAACAACCCTGGCGCTACTCGTAGACCGAACGAAGGACCTTCCTAAACTCGGGGAACGGGTGACCCGTCTCGAATCGTGGAAGGTTTACCTGGCCGGCATCGCCTCGGCATTCACATTCATCGGGACGCTGATTGGTGGCGGACTGACTTTGATGTTCAGAAGGTGATTATGAACAGTTTCCCTAAAGCAGACGTTTTGGCGGCGTGCGCAAAGTATGGGCCAGTTCTGAAAGTCCCGACAGGACTCGACGGTGAGCGCGTCATGGCCGCACTGGCGTCGAACGAAAGCAGCATAGGCGTCAATTGCGGACCGCGCCATGAACCGGCTTATGACGTGGGCGGATCAGTATGGGCTTCGAGTCCTGATCAGCGCGCGCTCGTGGCGAAGTATGGCCGGGACGGGGCATCCTCTTTTGGTCCATGGCAACTCATGCTTATCAACTACCCAGGGTTCTCGCCGGCAGAACTTGAGATCAACCTCGACGACTGTGCCCGCGGATGCGTGAGCCACTTCAATTCATACGTGGCGCACTTCGATCCCAAGAACCTGACTGAGATCGGGCAAATCTGGAACCTCGGGCACAAGACGGGCAACCCTCCGACAGGCGTTATCAAATACTGCGCTGATTTGCAAAAGGCATACGATTCTGCCGTGGAGCAATCCACATCTGGTGTATCCTGATTCCAATATGATCTGGTTTATCAAAAACCTGTTTTGGAAGCGTCTCTGCTCTCTTTGCGACGGCAAAGGTTGGATTGAAGTCGGCCATCGCGAAGGAATTCAGGAGTATCTAAAATGCTGCGTTTGCAGCGGGAAGGGAACGCTATGAAGATTCCCGAGCCATTTTGGGCTACAGTTCTCGCCGTACTGGGGGTTATTCTTGCACTGGCTTGCCTCTTTGCTCCATCTCCGGCAAACATCGTCCTCGCAGTGCTTGCCATTGCCTCCAACCTCGTCAGCGGTGCCCTCGGAGCCTTTGCCGGACACGCAAGTGCAACCAGTAACTCCACAGGACCCAACGCCACAATCAACAACCCTGGCGCCACCTTTCCCGGTGACGCTTCCAAGTAGCGCCAAGGAGGCGCAAGACATGGGATTTTCAATCAAAGCAGTCATCATCGACATTGAAGGCGGAGCGAAGACCTTCGTCAGTTTCCTGACCAAGGAGTATGCATCGTTCTACAAGAGCGAACCCACGCTGATTCAGGTCGTCGACACCACGGTAAGCTACGCGGAGGATGGTCTTGCCATCGTTCTTCCGTTGGCCGGAGCTGGCACGCTGGCCGGTCCAATCGACGCCATCGTGGAGGAAGCTGTAACCGACCTCAACCGCGCCTCAGCTTTGGTGTACGACTTCGGCCCCAGTCCCACCGCAGCATCGATCTTCGCCGCAGTCCAGACCAATCTCGCCACCCTGGAAACTTCGGCGCATATCACCAATCCGGCCACGATTGCCAAGGTCAAGCTGATCATCAACGCCATCGGCACGGTTGCACAGTTGATCGCCAAGGCGGTAGCGGCAGCCTCGGCGACTCCAGCGGCCTAACATGCGCGCCATTATCAAAATCGCAATCGCCGTGGGAGCCAGCACTCTCGCGGCGCTTTCTGTTTGGGGAGCGTGCGGCCTCACTATGCACGTCATCATCGCTGTGGATCGATGGGGTTCCGCCGCGCCGACCTATGGCAAGATAGACGCCGTGCTTGACCACCTGAACCGCCCATGCAAAGGAGCATCAGGACCAGACGCTTGCGGTACTCTGGCGCAGATCAACAAAACGGCAATTGACTCCGGGGATGCCATCGTGCGCACTCAGCTAATTGAGCGCGCCGCCCAGCCGCACATCATCTCCGCCATGGACGAGTTCAGCCATACAGCCAAACAT